GGGTGATCCTGCCACTCTCGGTGACAGGCGGGGCATGCTATCGCTGAATCAGATACTATTGTCATATTTATGGGTGTTGTATGGGGTTTAAGGGTGAAAGCGCGTGTCCGTCGCGCCCCGGCTCTGAATCCGTGGTTCGTGGAGACCTGTCAGAGATAGGTTGTTTATGTTGAACCATCCGCGTAAATTCCGTTCAGACTCGGCATCCTTGCGTGGTTCACACCGACTGGCACTCACGGCTTACCGATTTGCTCATCGCAAAAGACTTAACTCGATCCGGTGAATCTCGCTCTCGATCTCCGCCAGCATCGACCACTGCTCGCGGTTATAGGTGCCTTTAAACGGGAAATCGCACCGAGAAAATTTGCCGTTCTCAAAGGTAATTAAAACTTTGCCTATAGTGTCCGCAGTGCGAAATGGCCCCAATGGTTCAGGCCTGCTTGGAAATAAGTCGAAATGATATTCCGTGATGCTGCGTGTGGATTTATGGCTGATAGTCATGGTTTTATTTAGAAATATTTTGAAGTTTAGAAAGATCACTATCAAGCGTTTCTCTACGAAATAAAATTCGGCCTCCGATTTTAATTCGAGAGATCAAGCGATTGCGCAGATACTGGCGAAGACTTCGGGGGCTGAATCCGCAATAGCAAGCGGCTTCGGCCAAAGTCATGTAAACAGGTGGATTGCAGCGAATGTTATTAACTTTTTCAGGCGCGCTTATTTCGAGCGGCGTTTCTGTGCGTCGTGTTTTTGTTATTTTTATTTCTTTTGTTTTCATTTGTTTGTGTTGTTTTTCTGGGGAAAAGTTACTTCTGTCTCTCGTTCTGGTTGTTGCTGTAAGCCTTCTCGGTCACATTTTTGAAAAGCGTGTGCTGGCCGATGAAGTTCATTTTTATCTCCGGCGTGGGGCCGTTTCTTTGTTTTGCCAAGATGAGCAGGGTGTTGTGATCCATCGGCTCGTCGTCGGCGTCGGATTTTTTCTTGTTTTTATCCAGGCGGTGGATGAGGAGCACGGTGTCGGCGTCTTGCTCGATGCTGCCGGACTCGCGGAGGTTCGAGAGCTTGGGCTTGGAGCCTTCGTCGGCGTCGCGGTTGAGCTGCGCCAGGGCGATGATGGGGATGTTGAGCTCCTTGGCCGTGGTCTTGAGCGCCTTGGAAATCTCGCTGACTTCTAGCGCCCGGCTCTCGCCTGCCCGCTTGGAGGATCCGTGCATGAATTGCAGGTAATCGACCACGATGAGGCCGAGTCCGTGCTGCGACTTGGCCCGCCGCGCCCGGCTGCGGAATTGCGCCACGGTGAGGCCCGGCGTGTCGTCGAGGTAGAGCTTGCTCTGCACCAGTCGGGTGGCTGCGCCCGAGACATTCCCCATGGCTCGGCCGTCAAAAAACCCGTCGCGTGTGCGCTGGAGGTCCAAGCCTGCCTCGGAGCAGATCGCTCGAATCATCAGCTCCGAGCTGGGCATTTCCACCGAAAAGACCAGCGTCGGCACGGCATTCTGCATGGCCGCGTGGAGGGCTATCTGCATGCCAAGCGCCGATTTGCCGCAGGCAGGGCGAGCGGCGATGACGATCATCTGCCCTCCAAGGAATCCGCCGGTCGAGCGGTCCAGATCATGGATGCCGGTCTCCAGGCCGACGGTCTCGCCTCGGGTGTGATACACCTTCTCGATATGCTCCACGGCGGCCAGCACGGCGTTTTTGCAGTGCGAGACAGGGTTCTCCCTTGTCGAGTGGTCGCGGAGGGCATACAGCGCCTGCTCGCAGCGTTCTTGGGCATCCTCCGTGGTGAGTGCAAAGTCGTTTGCCGCCTCGGCCATGGCGAGGGCGGCTTGGCGCATGGCACGGCGTTTCCACACATCCAGCACCTCGGCAGCGTAGTGCCGCCAATTCATTGTGATGGCGACTTCCTGCACCAGCTCAGTCACACCGGCATAGCCGCCGCACTCCTCAAGCTGGCCTACCTTTTCCAGCTCAGTCGTGACCAGGATAAGGTCCACCGGCCGGGCGGCCTGTCGCATGGTGGCGACGATACCCATGATCGTCTGGTGCGCTGGCAGCACAAACTGCTCGGGCGACAGCGCCTCCAACACGCTATCCGCCGTGCGGCCATCGGTGATCGCCGCGCCGACCACGGCTTTTTCGGCGATTTGATTTTCGGGAAGGATGTTTTTCATTTTACGGCAGGGAGTTTTTCCGCAGCCATAGCGCGGGCTTTTTTAAGATTTGCACCAAACCCAAGGAGATGAAATACCTTGCAGCACACGGCAGGATTCACCTCATGTCCGAGGAGGCGAAAGAGCTGCGCCCCGTCCTCGCTCAGGACAGGCGATCCATCCGGATGAGTCATAAGACCATAGATAGGGTCTTCGATAGGACGGCTCTCATAGACGCCTACCTGCCATTGCAGAAAGTCGTTTTTGGCTTCTTCGTAGTGCCGAGTGACAATGCAGATTTCACCGGATTCGGTGGATTTTAATTGAAGTGTTTCGATTATCATGTTGGTTTTTATTATGCTGCTGCGAGTTCGCGTTGTTTTTCACGAACCCAAGATTTCATGCTGTCGGGGAGAAGCGCCCAGGTGGTGAGGTTCACTTCAGGAAATTCCGTCTCGATAAGGTCACGCCATCCAGCGGGTTCTGTGGAGACAGGAGCCGTCGCGCTCACGCTCACCCCGCTGCGCCCCGCCCAATCCCTCGCCCGGCTGACCTCGGTGAGAATGTTATTCAAAAGCGTAGCTAAGTCCTTGCGGCGAAACTGCGCGGCCGCGCCTTCTTTTTGCCGATAGGCCCACTCCAGGAAGCGCCAATCGTCTTCGCTCACGGCCGCCGCCGCCTTTTTATTTTTGTGCCAAGCACGGGTGGAGGAGGAGTCAAGAGGAGTCGAGTCTCGAAGGTTGAAGAGATTCCGGAATCGGGTCAGGACAGGATGCGTCGTTTCTGGCTTTGGAGTTTCTTCGATTTCCAACTCCATGTCCCCTGTGGGGACTATAGGGGATATATACTGGTTATTGGTTACTGGTATCGGCGCAATTGGTAACCTATTGGTTTCATCTTGCTTTCCTTTTGGTTTAGCTTGTTTTTTTGGAGGGCGTCCACCACTGGCCCCCACCTCTTTACGCTTACGGCAAAGATTCCGGTAACCTTCGATTTCTTCCTCTACTCGGCCGCAAATCCAGCCATTTTCCGTGAGCACGAAGAACTCGTTCAACACAACATCGACAACTTCTGCCGCAATGCGAATCCTACGACTAACCAATTGGTTATTGTTTGGTATAGGTTGCTCGTCAGTGTAGTAGAGGTCAAGAAGCCTGCGATACGCTAAATCCTCCTCATTAGTGAGATGCGTTGTATTGACCGCATAGTCCTTGATGTTAAATCTGTAAAAGTGCATTTTCTATTTTTTTTCTCTTTTCTGAATCTGTGAATCCCACCAAACGCTTCGAGTGCGGATCCCTCTGGCGGCGAGCCACCGGTCGCAAGCCGCCGACATTTGCAACGCCTGCCGCATGGAAATTCCGCCCACTCGTGCATCGGAGTTATGCAGGGCTCTCATCGAACCATTGTCTCTGACCAGAACCCGAAACTCGTCGTAGGGTATTTCTTTCATGCGGTGATGGTCTCCGGGGCCATCTCGACAATCCGCCTTAGCCGGTGGAAGCACGCCAGCGTCATCAGCGAGTCCTCCAGCGCATTGTGGATTTTTCCCGAGCGGGAGAAGCCCAGCGACCCCGCGATATGGTCTAGGTTCAATCGAGGCTGCCCATCCTTCCCGACTGGCAGGGCAAGCGCCCCCGCCTCGTAGGCCAGCCACGCCGCCGCTTGCAAATCCACCAGCTTGCCCATCGGCCAAGTCAACTCATGCCTGGCAAACGCGGCCCGCAGGAAGTCGCGGTCGAAGGCCACATTGCAGCCAGCCAGCACCGAGAACCGGCGCGTGCCAAGCCAGAGGGCGAGGTCTTGCATCACATCGCGCTCCGGCCGCCCGTTTTTTTCCAGAAAATCAAGGGTAAAGCCATTCTTCGCCAGCGCATCCGGCTCGCAAAGCCACTCAGGATTTGGCCTGATAATCGCAGTAAAAGCCTCGTTATCCATGGAATCCACCGCCGCCACGCTCAGAAGCGCATTCTTCGAGGGGTCAAAGCCCCCCGTCTCCACATCGATGACAATAAGCCGTGATTTCATTTCGCCTCCTTCGGGGGATACGGCAACGGCATCCAATGCAAAACCGCCTCCTCCTCGTGAATGCGCATTCCAGCGACATTTCTCCAAACATCGCCATCGATAAACCCCGTCCAAACCTCACCACCCAGCGTGTGGATGATGACCGTATAGCCATCGTCGGGAAGCGTTACGGAAGCATCCCGCCACTCCATCTCCGTGTCCTCTGTGTTCTCTGTGGTCATTTTCATTTTTTCGCGGTTGTTTTTTTTTGCTCAAGAAAACGGCGATAGAGCGCAACGCTCACAGCCGCAGACTGAAACAGGGTTGTTGTTTTTTTCATAAAGTGCCAATAGCAGGAGAGAACCGTTGTTTGAGAGGAGCCCAAATATCGCGCTCTCCAGGCAGCGCCGGGATCATCTCACCAGGGCGGTAGAACCGGCTGTCCTTCACGCGCATCAGCGCCACGCGCATCGTGCCCGCCTCGCCCGTAGGAATTTGCACCTGCACCAAGTAGCGGTTCGGAGTCGGGCGATACACCTTCACCTTCACAGGCTCCGGCGTCACAGCAGCGGCCACCGCCGCGTTTTTTTTATTTTTTGAGTCAGCCATAGGTTAGTTAGTTGAAAGCTCCTCAGCGGCCTCCTGCGACAAAGAGACCCCTTTGCATAAAATTTTCTGCTCACCCAAATCAGTGGGTGTCATAGGGGGGGTGTCCAAAAATCCAGACCCCCTCCCCCCCTCCTGATCGACCGGCCGGGCGTCGGCCTCGACCGGCTCGACGGCCGCACCCTCGACCATGTGGCCCCTCAAAGTGGCCCCCGCTTCGGCGTTCAGTAGGTGAATTGCCCCCGAATCAGTTGATCCTATATCAATCAAGCCTTCAGCACCCACCGATCCGGCACCCGGCAGCCCCAGCGCATCCGGCCCCTTTTGTCCCGACCCGCTCCCGTGTGGACC